CAAAAAAACGGTGCCTGAAAAAACAGACACCGTTCTTTGTCTTGTAGTATAAGCTAAATTATATTTAACTTATGATGTAGCAAACACAGAAAGGTTAGCAGCAATACCAGTTCCGGAAGATTCGGTACGAGCTTCTGCCCACCATGCAGTTCCGTTAAAGGAAAACTTGATGTAACTTCCAATCCCTGGTCCTCCGTTAGTAAGCCCAACCATGTTAAGGAAGTCGTCAGCTGTTCCGTCAGCAACGTCAACTGACTTAATAAGACCTACAGCAGAACCTGTGGCTCCTGTAGTTCTATATACCGCAGATTTAGCAGCATAAAACTCACCAGCTGTACCAAACTTCATAGTTTGGCCATTGGATGCAACTACCTGATATTCGACGTAAATAACGTCTCCTAATTCTGAGTCAGCCACTGCTGGCAATGTTGCTGCGATGGCGTTACCATCTGCTGGAGTGAGGTAGCAACTATTTTTTACCATTGCTGCTGAAAAGCCGTTAGCCATTTGCAGTTTTGCAGTATTTGAAAATCCAGAAAATCCAGTTGGGGTAGCATTAACTACACTGGTTCTTTCAAGTGGTACACCACCTGCTGTTGATCCGTCTGAAATTTTAAAACTGTTTGTGGAATCGTCGAAGAACAAGTCTCCGTCTTTTCCTGTGTGGGCGCCAATTGCTTGGTTAATTACTTTGCCACGAATTTTTCTTAAAGCCATTTTGTTTTCTCCTTTAGAGTTTATGACGTCCTAGGTCTACAGAGTTTAGTCTCCATAAGTCTCACACTTTGATGAGCACATAGTATTTATGTTAGTGTCAACAAAAAACCCCCCATATAGGGAGGTTTCGTGTTTGTATTAGTATATAGTTTAGTCTTCTTGACTTAGTTCTTTAACAAACTTATCGTATTTTGCATAAAAACTATCAAATGAACTTTCACGGACTTGCTGTGGCTCTTGTGCCATAGCATTATCACCACCTGCCGCGGCGGCATACGCTTTCTTAGGACCGTTTAATCCACCACTGAGACCAACAAGTTGCTCTTCAGCATCCATGTATTCTGGATCTGGCTCGTTAGCATACTCTTCTATTTTTTCTGCATAGTCTGTATAACCAGCTAACTGCATAAGTTCTGCTAGTTCGTTTACTGGAACTTCTACAACTGCCTCATCAATTTCATCTTCATGAACTTCCTGAATATCATCATCGTGTGTATGCTCAGCATCGCCGTTTTCATGTGCATGTTTAGTTCCATCGTCATGAGTATGTTCTGCTTCTTTATCGTCAGCTTCTGCAACTACGGTCGCTGTTGTTGCTTTAGGTTTAGCTACACCACCAGCACCTCCTGGTCCCATGCCACCAGTTGCTGGATTAGTATTTTTAAATGCTTTCATTGCGGCTCTAGTGTTTTTACCCATGAGCCCGTCTGCTTTAATATTAGCCCCTTGTGCAATAAGTTTTTTCTGCATTGCCATTGTTTTAGCATAATCTTTTGTATTGGCAGCAGTTGCAGCAACTTTAGGTTTAGCTGCTGGAGCCGCCGCTGGTTTAGCTGCTGGAGCCGCCGCTGGTTTAGCTGCTGGAGCCGCCACCGCTGCCTTGGCCGCTGGAGCCGCCGCTGGTTTAGCTGGGCCTTTAGAAAATGTAGGTGTCTGTTGACCAGATTTTTTTGTAAGAATAGCATCATTAAAGGCTGATGTTAAGCCTGGGGTTGCAGCCAACGCAGCATCTCCAGCTTTTCTTTTAGCCACAACCCTATTTCGACCTGTTAACCCTTTACCAGCAGCAGCCGCTGCCTTGTCTTGTGCTGCTTGCTGATCAGTGCTATCAATAAAGCCACCGGTAAGTTTATTACCAAGATCACGCAAAGAAATTTCACTTAAATTAGCTTCGCTTTGAGTCTCAATAATAGGCTCAGCTTTTTTCTTAAATACGTGCTTACCTGCGGCATCAATACCACGCTGGATGTCTTCGTTATCGTATCCAGCTTCTGCAATCTCTTGCAATTTTTTCATTACATCAATCATGTGCATTGTATTATTCCTTCTCAGCAAACTCGTACTTACGAATTTCTAATTCTTTTAACATATTTTCGTTATACTTATCACCAAAGTGGTCGTCGACTTTTATGTCAGCAGCATCTTTGTATTCGACATCATCAAGTTTAGCAAGATATTCCTCGCCTTCTTCTTGTAGTGCCTCTTCTCTAGCAATTTCTTCTGGATGATCTTTGTTGATTACAATTAACTGATTTGCAGGAACACCTACAGACTGGCTAATGTACTCATAAAGTTGATGTGCAGATACTGGATATTGTAGTTCTGCATCCATAATATAAACTTCAGCATTTGATAGTGTCTGGAAATCCATTGGATGTTCTTGGATAGGAGTTTTCTTAGGCTTACTAAGACTCTTCATTTCATATTTGTCAAGAGCATTCTCCAGCTTATCCATAACTTCGTCTTCGATCATATTAGCAATCTTGATTCTAAAGTTATAAGTGCGCTCACTCTCTGTTAAATACTGTTTTAAACTTTTCATTTTATGTAATCATCCTGTATTATATTTATACTTTTTTACCTAGAATTTCGTTAAGAAGGGCAGTACGATCCATTATAACACCCTGGCCATCTGCGGCTATTGTGTTAGGATCGGACTCTTTAGTTTTAAAGTCATGTGCTGCTTTCTTTAACTGTAGCTCTACCATCTTTAGTTTCTTATTAATTTTGTTAGTTTTTGCTGTTAATGCAGTATCTAGCATGCGGCTAGCATTATTAAAAACCTCACCACTAAATCTAGCTTCTACATTCATTCCCAGGTCCATGAGGTCGTCATATGCTTTTCTAGCTGTAGACGCAATATCGTCTAGTTCAGCATCGCTAGTTTCCAAGTCACGAATAGTTGGAAGTGCCGCATCAACTTTATCTACTGCGGCTAATGTATGTTGTATCTCAGGCAGGGTTTGCTTTTTAGGAACATCAGTGTCCTTGTTAGTAATACTAAGATTCTCCTCAACAGTTATCTCTGGGGTATTGTCATCTGCTAAATCAAATAAGTTTTCTAATTTTTTTGTCATAGTATTACTTATCTACGCTTTTTTCCTTGATGGAAAATATCTGCCTCGTTAACTATTCTAAAATGCAATCCTTTAAGTCTGCACCATTTTGCTGCAGATTCCCACTTAGCATGGTTAATTGCTATCGAAAGTCTATCTCGTTGACTTGTTTTTTCTGTTAATGATGTTTGGCTTTTTGGTTTTATCTCTATAAGCTCACCACGACGTTTGCCATCTTTGCCCTGGTAAATTATTATAAAGTCTGGCACGTATACACTATGCTTCCCTGTTAATGGATTTCTATAAGGTATCTGAATACTTTCACTAGCCCATTGTATCACACTTGGATGATTGTCAGCAAACCGCATAAATGCATGTTCCCAACTACTTCTATAACGTGGTGGTTTGTTTCCAGCATACTTGTCACGGTTAGCTACTTCGTAGAGTCCGTTTGCCCACTTACTAGCCATGGTTTAAGTTTTTACCTGTTGCAGTACTGTTGGCGGAGGAGTTTTGTCGTTAACAAATCCTAGCAGGCTTGTGCCTTTTCTACTAGCATTAAGTAGTAGTGGAATTGTAACTTTTGTGTCGCTGTTTTCAAACTTGTCTATAATGTCAGCAGCATATAGTTGTAGCTCATTTGTAGCATTTAAAATTGCGGCTATTAAGCTAGCGGCGGCATCTGCGCTACTAGTACGGTTAACACAAAAACTTTTTACTAACTCGTAATCACTGTCAGTAAATTTTCCACGAGGAGAAAATTGCGTAGTAAAATATTCACTAACTCGTTGATCAATATTGTCCTGAGGGTTTGTTAATGGTAATGCTGTATTCTGTGTTGTCATGTTAATTACCCTCTATCTAAATTGATTAAATTCTAAACGTCGCCGATCTTCTAGTGCAGCTATTTCACTTTGAATATTAGTGTTTTCCGAATCTGACGCAAGTTGAGTCTGTAGTCTAGTAATTCTATCATTTATTTGTTGTAATCTTATATTTCTACCTGATAATGCCGGTCCAACTTGTGTTCTATTAAAATCACTTAGCCTAATAGGGGTTGCAGGTGACGATGTTAACTGTGGAATAGTAGTTGCATTACCCAAGCTAAGTGTCTCTGAAAAGAAATCAGATACGCCGTTAAACGCTGTTGAAAGAATATTACCACCATTACTAGTTACCACATTAGAACTACCAGGCGTCATGGTTCGATCTACCGGAGAGCCTGATGCTGACCTTTCGCCGCCTGCGGTTGCATTTTGTGGATCAAAAATATTAGGAAGTACTATATCTGATAATGGGTTTTTGCCGCGCAACACGCTACCAACTACTCGTTCTAAGTCTTTTTCTAATACTCTTCCGAGATCAGCATCTTTTGTGGTGTTAAAGATAACCCCGCCTTTTATTATAGCACCAAGAATATTTCCGTTAAATAAATCAGTTGTTACTGCGTTAGCCGCATCAACAAGTCCACCTTGGAAAAATACACTATTAGTTAATCCGCCACCAAAGACGCCAAGTGGACTTGGAGACTTATCGTAATGTATGTCAGTAAATCCTTTAGGGTTAATATTGTTTACAAATCCTGTTGCGTATTTTACAGTTTCGTATTGAACTGACATATTATGTTGCATTACACTAGTGTTTGCGTAGCTATGACTGTCATGACCAAAGGAAGTTAACATAGGATTAACCAGTGTGTACTCAGCAAATCTTTTTTGTAACATAGTATAGACTCTAATATCTTTAAAGAATCGTTGGTTTCCTTCGCTTAATCCAAAGTCTGTGCCTCTATATCCACCATATCTATCATTGGTGTTATAGTTGCCGCTCCCTAGACTATACTTGCTGTCATTATAGAAAAAATTAGCATAGGTATGTAGGAAACTTCTAATTAAATCTTTTTGATCATCATGAAATGTTATAGTAACAGGATTATAATTTAACTTATGTTGGCTATGAACCTGTCTATTATACTGATTATGTGTTTGTGTATCAATAGTAAATGTAGGAAGATCAATGGTCTTAACTAGCATGTTAATTTCTAACTTATCAACGTTATTAAAAAGTTTAGCTGCTTCAGGTGTAAGGTTAAAAACTACATGAAAGAGGTTACTAAAACGTGGCTGTAGCTCGTAGTTATTATCAATAAACAACCGCGCCGCATGAGCAAAGTCTTTAATCTGATCGCCCTTTGCTAGAGCATTTAGAATAGTATTAGCATTAGCCACAGATATCTCCTTGTTACAACTATTTATGCTGTCAGATTATGTGTATACTTTACAAAAAAACCCCCTGAAATTTTCAGAGGGTCTTTAAAAATTTATGGTAAAAGTTATTAACCAGTAACTGTTTGACCAATAGATCTTGCTACTGTAGCACCTATACCATCGCCAATTGGGCTTTGGATAGCATTATCAAATCTAATCATTGCTGTAATAGTTACAGGGGTTGCTTCTGCGTAGTTTAAGTCATTGTAGTTAACGTTAGTTAAGAAACAACCATATAATTCCCAGGTTTCAAGAACGTTTGCTACACTAGCACCGTTGCCGCCGTCTAATATTTCAAAACGTGTAATAAACTTGTAGTCAATACCAGAACTTGCACTAGCTTGTTCCATGATATCGAACTGCTTCTGTACTTGCTCTCCAAGTAGTCTGCTAACGCTACCGTTGACATCGTCACGGAAGTTAACGGAAATTGCATCCCATGAATGCTTACCAGCAATATATGCACGGCTGTTATAAACTGGAATTTCTATCTCTTCAAATGTTAAGTTTGGACGGGTAATGTCCATAACTTGTTTAGTTAATTCTGTACGGGGAGTAGACACGCCAAGGTTTTCAAATAACGCACGAAAGCGATATTTTAGCTTGGGCATTAGCAAGCCCTGTGCATTTGCAGATTGATCACTATCTAATGGTACAGTGAATTTTGTTAATGATGAAACGGACATGTGTCGTGTCTCCTATATTATCTATTAATATTATTTATCTAATATGGTCCACAAAAAATGGGGGGTAAAACGTATACCCCCCATTAATTTCGTTGTTTATAGTACTTTAAACAGCATTTGCTGAAGCTACGTTACCTGCTCCAATCTCACCTGTGTTCTTAAGGCGAATCGGGATAAAGATAAACTCAGCAGCCTTAACTGGCTCAATAGCAACGTCTACGTAAAGTTCATTTCTGTCAATACGTGTAGGAGTGTTATTGGTGTCATCACAAACTACCAAGTAGTCAAAAACTCCACGCTTTGCAACCAAGTCATTCATAATCTGCTCAACTTGCTCTTTAAGTTCATCGCGTGTAATCTTGTCATTTGGTTCAAATACAAACCCAAGTGCAGTTGCCTGTAATTGGCTACGTAAATAGTTTGCCAAACGTGCTACGTTAATTCTATCTAGTGAACTAGTAGTAGCTGCACGAGTCTTCTGACCGTAGTTCATCAATCCAACACCATTAAAGAACGTAATTGGATTAACTCTATTACTGTAAAGGGTATCACGTAGTGATTCTCTAACGTTGTCTACTTGAAATTCACCAGTTGCACTATTAATAAAGCCAATTGCATTAGCATTATCAATTAGCCCACGTCTTGTTCCTGCTGGAGCAAACCATGGGAAGCTCTGGTCGTCACTTCTAGCAATAGTTCTAAGTATCATATGACTTGCTGGAACAACAACAGTGTTACCGCTGAGGTCATTTGTCTGTCCTGGTGGATAAAATACTCCTAAGTATTCATCAGCAGTTACTAGTCCGTCCTCACTGTTTCCAGTGTCTGCAGCAGTATTGCTCGCCCAGTTTTGGATTGCAGTACTGGTAGCAGCAAGTCTCATGCTTGTGTCACCTATAACAAATGCTGTATTTCGTCTATCATTATTAAGTGATACCATGTTAGAGATTAGTTCTGGATATCCAGGTGCTGCAATAATGTTATAGTTACGTGCATCTTCTCTAAGTGCTTCACTGTTATCGATAGCTGCTGATAATGCCGCAACAACAATTTTACGAACAGCCTTGCGTCCCATATAAGGACTACCGTCGTTTTTGTTGCCACTTATTGTTACCCATGCATCCTTTTCTGTTGGAAGCGTTGGATAAAGTGAAGTGTCACTAAAGTTTGTTC